TGCTTTGAACCTGTGAATACTTACCGGGAGCGAGTACACTTGTTTACTGGCGGTGCGCCAGCGATCGTTTACTCGCCCGATTACCTTACATGTTCCATTTTTCGCGTGAAACAATACGCGGTTAGTGTTTACGATGTCAAAAGAGCCATCGGAATTTTTAAAGATTCTCATATCAAAATAAAGTGTTTAATCTATTTTCTATAATTGAACAATAATTTTCGTCAATTTCGTAACCAATCGAATCAAATCCCAATTTTTTAGCTACGGCTAACGTGGTGCCACTTCCAGCAAATACATCGATTATTAACTGATTTTCTTGCGCCGTGGTTAAAATGATTCGTCTAATAATTTCCTCGGGTATTTGGCACGGGTGAGCGGTTTTTTCATTGCTTACGTTTTTTATTTGGTCAATTTCCCACCAGTCGTAAAGTTTCGCGCCTGTTTTTCCTTTAGAAAGTTGTTTTAAAATTCGTTTATCCGTTGGGTTTTTATATGGTTGGCGCACTTTAGATAAATCAGGCTTACAACCCCACCAGCTAATTAATCGGCTTTGTTTTCCCGTGTTGCTATTATAAACCCACGTTACAACTTGCTCGCATTTGGCGTTTATGGCTTTGGGTAAAATATTAATGGTTTCCTCCGGGTAATGAATGATAACACAAGGAACGGGAATTTTACTCAATAATTCGATGTAATCCGATTCGCTTAGATTATCGCCATACTTCGAATAATGATATTTTTGATTATAGGGCGGGTCGGTTATGGTTAACCCATTCGGAATAAATTTAGCCCGCCGAAAATCAAAATTTGCGATGGCAACTTTACTCATAGTTCAAAGTAGTTTTCGGGTTGAATTTTTTGTGTATCGGTGTAATGCATGGTTTCGGGGGTGAAATTTATGTTCACGAAACCAGTTCGGCCGTTACGATGTTTGGCTATTATAAACTCGGCGGTGTTAATACCCGAATTCTTATCGTAATAATCCTGTCGGTAAAGGAACGAAACTACATCGGCATCCTGTTCGAGTGAACCCGAGTCGCGCAAATCTGAGAGCATGGGGCGTTTATCGCTCCGAGTTTCAAGTGATCGAGATAATTGCGCCAGCGCGATAACTGGAAGGTCGTTTTCTTTAGCGATTAATTTCAACCCTCGCGAAATGGCGCTCACTTCCTGTTCACGGTTCGCCGTTTTAGACTTGGCCGCCGCAATCAATTGAACGTAATCGATAAAAACCGCCTCAATTTTGTGCTTTTCCCTGAGCGTTCGCACCCTCGTTTTGATGTCGTACACGTTCAGCGCCGCGTTATCGTCTATGTAAATCGGAAGGGCGTTTAATTGGTCAACGGTCTGATAGTATTTTATTTTCGCATCGCGATCGAGTCGGTGTTTCGCCAGTTGCTCGGCGTTCAACCCGCTCAGAATCGAAGCCATTCGGAAAACAATTTGCACTCGCGACATTTCGAGGCTGAAAAATGCGACTGGCTTTCCGCTTTGCGCCATGTTTAGCATAACCGATATGGCGAATGATGTTTTACCCATCCCCGGGCGGGCGGCAATGTAAACCAAATCGCTCTTCTGATGCCCACCGAGTACGCCATCGATTGCCCGAATTCCCGTGGGTAATCCCGCCACGCCTGTTTTTTCCCTCGCTTCGATGCTTTCCGATGTTTCGGGGGTAATAGTGGAAACGTGCGAGCTTTGGCCTTTGAGATTGTTTCGAATGAGGTCGGTGAGCTCGGTGCTGAATTGGTTGTAAAGTTCGAAAGGGTCGGTTTCGGGCGATAGTGCCAGCTCAGCCACCCGCGCGGCACTTTTCGCCAGTTCCCTTTTCAAATACATTTCGGTAAGTGTGAGCGCCCACGTTTCAAGGTTGGCCGTTGAACTAACGCGGTTGGTTAGTTCGGAAACATACGCTGGCCCCCCGGCGCTGGTGAGTTGTTTTCCCTTCCTCAGCGTTTGGGTAACGGTTAAAATGTCAATTGGCTGATTCTCATTTTTGAGTTTTAGCACCGATTCCATTACAAGCCCATTACGAGGGTCAAAAAACTTTTCCGAGGTAAGTATACCCTCAACACGTTTGAGTGCGTTAAAATCGAGCAAAATAGCTCCTAAGATAATTTTTTCGAGCTCGGTGTCATTCGGCGGTAAAAATGTCGTTAAGTTCATCGAGTTGTGTGTAAGTGTGTGTGTGTGTTAGATTTTCATATTGGCGGCCTTCATTTCGAGGGGTTGCTGGCGCTTCGAGCCAACGCCCACCTCTCATCTTTTGCCTCCAGTTCTTCACGGGTGAACCTTTCGCATCGCACCAATTCCCATCGGTGTAATATTGCCAAGCCTTCGCCCCTTGCTCAGGTGTGGAACCTTGCTCGGTAAACCATGCTTGCACCTCGGCGAGGGTTGGAGGTTCGAATTCTTTTTTTATAGATTTTTTTTCTTTAGTAACATTTACATTACCATTTACATTACCATTAACATTTACATTAACAGGTAGATTTGCTATGTTTTGCTTAGCATCTTTAGCATTTGCTACCATTTGCTTTGATTTGCTTAAACCCCCTTTTTGCCCCGCCTCTTTTCGCACTTGCTTAACGCGCTCCCATTTCTCGGAATCGCGCTCCCATTGGTTTATGAATGAAGCCAGCGCCATTTTAATCCAAAACTCGGTTGGCATTTCACCGCTCAAATGATAGTTGTAAATGGCGATAAAGAGCTCGCCCGCTTGCTGGGTGTTGAGATCGCTCAGGATATTGAGCGAATCGAGATAAACGATAAAGGATTTTTTCATTTTAAAAATACCCCCCAACGCTCAAAGGCATACCCATAGCCTAACGGCTGACTGGCATTGAACGAAAGGGGGATTTTTTAAATTTCATTATGAGTATGCGTGGCAATAATACTAAATTTCGGTATACTCGGTTTTTTTTGCGAGCACTTTATACCCTTGACTTTTCAACAGGTCGATGGCGTTTTTAATCTTTTCCTGAATGGTTTCAAACTCTTCGCCATTAAATAACTTTTTTGGCTCGGTAGGTTTCGGGAAAGTGTGCACCGTGTGTTTTCTTTTGCGGGTAAATAGACTCGGGTTTTCTTTGCTTTTGGCAATATCAAACGCTACCGATTTAGCACTTGCTACCATTTCGGGCAAAGTATAAAAACCCTTTTCATGTCGTACTAAATGCCCAGCCGTATGCATAAGCGAAATAAGCGAGCTCAGGGTACCGCGTGGGGTATCGGCCATTTCATCCAGTAGCTCATTAATGTGAAGCCCGGGGTTGGTTGAGTACCATTTTTGAACACGCTCAATGCGAGCATAGTAATTTAAAGACGAACGTTTTTTCATTGCTTTTTTTTATAAATGTGAAAATTGTGAAAATTGTGAAAGTTAAAATTTATACCAGTTGTGTAATATGGTAGCCTTAAATGAGTGAGCTCGCTCCATGGCCTCGCACATGGCCGCCATATCTTCGGGGTTGCACATTATTACGGTGTGATGCAAGCGGCGGTTTTCGGGCTGGCGTGGATCATAAGAAGCAAACACCCAAGCGGGTAAGTTAAACGTGAGCATATTGCCCATTATTTGCCAGTAGTAATCGGAGTTAACGCGCTTCAAATCCTCGCCACTTTCGACCTGAGAGTGTAAATAGTGGTTTACCGAATTCCACGGGCACTTTATTTCGCATCCAACAGGGCCGAATTTGGGGTGAATCATAAACGCATCAGGCGAACATCCAAAGTATTCGTTGAATAACTTAAACGATGGCTTGAGCTCGGTGGATTCCTCGGGTGAATTGAGAGCGATTTGGAGTTGTCTGAGGGCATGCTCTTCCCACTCATTCCCCCAGTCGATGGCGCGGCTCGTTGCCTCGTTGGCCGATTGCCCGGTTACGGTTTCCATAGCCTTTTCGTAAATGTACTTTTTAGCGGTTTCGCTCAGTTCACCCGCTTCGATGGCGGCCTTCGTTTTGGGGTTAGTCATTAGGGCCGATATGCCTGAACCTGTGAATCGTCCGAGGCGTAATTTATCCCAAGCGCTGGTATTTTGCGCCACGCTGGCCATATACTCGGTTAAATAGGGGTTATTGCTCATTTTGCTTTTCGATTAATTGGTGTAAATGGTTTTTTTGTGTTGGGCTCATTACATTCTCGAGCGAACCGATGGCGGCAATAGCGAGCGGGTCGCGGTTCATAATCCCGATTTCGAGTTTATTGATTACCGCCTGAGGCAACTCACCGACCTGTAATTTATACGGCTGGTATTGATCGACATTTTTGCGGTTCAAATCGCGGCCGAATATCTTGCCAAGGGATTGCGCGGCATTTTTCAAACATTCGCTTTTTAACTTGGGAAAAGCCATATCGAGGGCGTTGGGCTTTTTGTTCGATGGGTTAAGCGCCCATTGGTTGCGCTCTTGCCCAGCGATGTTTTCGGGTGCCCTGTCTACCATGATGACAATGGAAGCGGCACCAGTACGGCGTATTTCGAAACCTG